TTCCCATTTCCGGCAGATATCTCCCTGTAATCGGGTTCGTCTACCAGAGAGGTGACTTTAACACCTGCGCCATTTAAAATCTCGTTCGTGGTGGCACAAAACAAGATGCCTTTGGCTGCGTCTGATGTTCCTGTGTATTCTATTTCTACTGATACTGCGTATGGTCTAAACGACGTAAACGTCGTAGAGAGTTCTGCGTAGTTGTTAATATCTACTCCGGCGCCCAATGATCCACTGGTGGTGGCATCAGTGAACACCGCTGGGTAATAAAAGTCGTTGAGGGAGAGGTTGAACTGCATCCAACTGTTGCCGAAGGCGTCAGTGGTTACGTTATCTGCTCCCTTCTCCCTCCACACCAAGGTGGGTTCCTGATTAAGATCAGGCCTTGATGCGTTACTTGTATCACCCGTCCACGGGTCCAACATGAGGGTCATGTAGGGCGTCCTTAAACTTTGGGATTTCTTCTTCTTTTGCTTTGTAGCTTTTGGCTTTGGAGGCTTGCCTCCTTGACCATACACAACAAGTGCATTCGATTTTGGTTTCTGCATTAATAGGTGAAGTGGGTGGATTAATTTTAACTGCGTGTGAAATTAAAACGTACAATTTTGGCGTTGTTTTGTAGGGCCGCCCCCCCTACATATTTACTCTGAGTTGGACTGGGATTCATCCACTTTAGGCCTATCCAGCACTCTTTGGACGAAGTCCTTGATTGCTGGGAGGTCCGGGTGATGCCGAAGCTCATCCCATAGTGTAGTCATCCTCTCTAACTTATTGTGGTCTCTCTCAACCTCTTGGAAGAAGTTGTGCAACGTCTTATAAACGTTGAGGAAAGCGGGATTACCGCTCCTGTGGAGTCCGCAAAACTCTAGCTCTTTGGCCGTCTGCAAGCACTTGACTTTAAGTCCAAACTTGTTGTGTCTAGCAACAAATTCTTCCTTACTGACACCTCGCGACGGCTCGATACAATCGTCACCGTGAGCAAATCCGCCCTCACATTCATCTCCGAACACGAACATGGAATACTGTATACGGGTTGCTGATCCACCTTGAGAAGTGGTCAGCGAACCTGATCTGGTACCCCCTTTAGCTATCTGTG